AATTCATAGACGATAATACACAAGTAAAAGTATGGAACTCGTCGCTGTGTAAAGTTATCTCTGTACATAAATTACTAGCTTTAACTTTTAATCCATGTTCAGAATACATAGGGGGGTTTTGGGAGTTCATCTTATCAATGAATACAAAATAGCCTTTACCTGTTAGCATTTTAACTTTCATAGCTTTCTGATAACGAGCTATGGCATCTTCGTCTTTACTATCTAATCTTGTAATAAAGTCATTAGTAACTAACCAACCTATATTACAATCGTCAGGGTGATTAACAACGAAGTTAGCTATCTCCCAGAAGTCACCATGCTCCATTTCTAAGTAACCCGCCCAAGCTCCTCTCCTAGTATTACCTTGTGATACATCACGAGATAACTGTACAAAATCCTTAAGAACGGGAAGTATACCACTAGCCACTCCTCCTGCGGATATTGGCATACCTCTCTCCCTTATGTCACCAAGATAACTTGAAGTACCAAAACCATTTTTAGTTAGTACTGCAGTTTCTTTTTGTGAATCATAAAAATCATAAATGTTATCACCTACAAAATTACCACTGCAAGATACGGGGCAACCTCTATCAGCACCCATGTTAGCTAGTACAGGAGTAGAACAAGCTAACCAACCATTCCACATTAAATTAAAGAATACTTTTTGATAGTGTTCTTCTTCACCTTTCATGTGTCTAGCTGCTGCATGTGATATTCTTTTGTAGATAGAATATAAATCAGGATATTCGGGGCTAGTATATTTATCTTTTAATATTTGCCAAGAGGGTGTAGTAACCCACAGGGGTAGTTTACCTTCAGCTTGTAATCTTTTTCGTTCATCTGATAGTTCTTCATATATTGATTTATGTTTCATTATCCCTAAATTCCTCGTATGTCTGTAACTCAAATAGTTTCTTTAAAGGTAGTAGCCACATCTTAGATGCATTATTATCTCCACCCATAACTGACTTTTTACCTTTCATTGTTTTAATTATTTTTTTTAAATGTTTTGTTTCAAATACCAATGTACAGAATATCTTATCATCAATACATAAATTATGAAACCAATAATCAGATTCAGTAGCATTAATACCAGAGGGTTTCTTCCAACATTCATATTCAATACAAATATTTCCTGTCTTCATCCACATACCCCTCTCACTTTTAACCTCTATCTTCTTATCTTGTAGCATAGAGGCTATCTTTTCTTCCTTTATCTCTCCATATTCTAAATCAATATCAAACTTTTTTCTATCTTCTTTTTTAGGTTTTAAACTAGCTACCATGCGAACTTACCCTCCACCCAATCTCTTGAGTAATTGTTTCCTTGCTTTGCAAAGAAGTCGTGTAAAGAACCGCTATTAATATTTTTATAAAACCAATTACTTATAGGGTCATAATCTACAGTGTACATAGGTTCTATATCTAGTTGTGATAAACAAATATTTAATCTTGACTGAATAAAGTTTTTCATTTGTTTAGCAGTAATACCTTTAATATCTCCTTCTTTAAATATCATGTCAATAATTCTACACTCATGCTTGTATACTTGCTCACAAGTTTCTTTAATCTTTACGACAAGCTTTTGATAGTCTTCATCACTGACATTCATTTCTTTCTTTAGTTCTCTATGTAACCAAGCACCTGCTTCACTATGTAAGTTTTCATCTCTGACTGAGAAGTTAATCCCAGCAGTCATATTCATTAGTTTGTTTTTACCTTCAGCTTGAAAGTGTTTTAGGAAAGCAAAGTTACTGTATAGTATTGCACCCTCAGTAATACTACCAATAGCAGTAATGTATAAAGGGTCTTTCTCACTGAACTGTTTATCTATCCAATCCATTCTGTCCTTCAATACTTTATCGTTAGTATAACTTTCATAAAATTCATCACTTTTTAAACCCATAACTTCGTTGAGCTTATCGTAGAATGGGGCATGTACATTTAATTCAAACATACCAAATACACTAGCCATACGCTGTATCTCAGGGCGGGGGAATACTTTTCTAACATAGTCCAACCAATACTCATTACCTACATGTAATTCATACAAGGTAAATAATTTAAGAACGGTAGTAACACCATGTAATTCTTGAGGTGTTAAGTTAGTTTTTAAATCATGTATATCTTTTTCCATTTCTATTTCATCTGCAAACCAAAATATCTTCTCTGCATTTTCACAATACTCTATTGCTTTTGGATAATCTACAGTATAAGTTTCTTTCTTTTGTAATATTCTTGACATCATTCTCCCCTTAAATCTTTTTTTATTTGGTTAATTTTTATTTCTATTTTATCTTCAAACCTTTCCACTAAATCTTCTGAACTTATTTCTAGTACTTCCATAAGGGTAATTTCATCTATACATTTGAGCTTCTCACAAAGTTCTTCAAAAGTCATACCGAATTTTTCTTTTTCTTTACCCTCTTTGTATTGAATAAAATCTAATATATCACCCATCATACACCTCTTAAATGTTCTTCTCTATATTTATGTTTTTGTTCTTCATTTAAAGATATATACTTTTTTAATTTATCACAATCCTTAACGGTGAAATAGGCAAAGCCTTCTTTAAAACACCACTGACCCATATTTAATTTACTACCTTTCCTAACTTTTTTATAGGGGTCGGATAAGACAAATATTAATTCTTTATCGGGGTAGGATTTCTTTACTGATTTATATTTGAGTACATCACCCGCCCTGAAAAATCCTTTACACTCTATAAGTATATTATCTTTAACAAAATCGGGTACATATTTACGGTGAACTGTATAAGGCATTCTTTCTGGTTCAAAGACAAAACCCATTCCTTTCGTCTTTGTGGCAAAAGTGCTTTCTAATCCACTTCTGTATATGTTGTTACTTGTTCTTGTTCTTTTTGTTTTTCTTTTTCTTACTTTCACTTGTTAACTCCTTAACAAAGTCTATTGGGACTTGTTTGTTTTTCTGCAGCATCCACAATAATTGTGCATTTTCTACTGCTCTTTGAAAACCACTTGGAGTAAATTCTTTTTGATATAGGTCTAGCACTACTTTATCCCATTCTTCTCTAGGAGTATTATTAAGAAGTTTGGTAGCCTTCTTCTCACCTATACCATGTATACCAATAATGTTATCAACTTTATCACCGGTTAACATTTGTTTATAAAAGAATTGTTCTCCGTCTTGAGCTGTAACATCTTGCCAAGTTTCCTTGACATAATTATAATGCTTACCCTCTACCATTAATAAATCTTTATCAACAGTAGCTATAGCTGTATCTGCTGTTTGGGATAGGGATAGGGCATCATCTGCTTCCATGCCGTCAACCACTTGAGCTTTATATTGCTTTATCAAATAGTCTTTAATAAGCTGATAGTGAACTGGTTTATCTACACCAGACCTATTAGCTTTATAATCTTCTCTTATTTTATATCTAAAATTATTTTTACCAGATAAGAAAATCTTGTAAGTATCACACTTTGTATTATTTAAAATATTATTTACAAATGCTTTACAAGAATAAAGAGTATAAGGAACAGGTTCAGCCGTAACTTCCCCTGTCTCCTTATTCTTTTTCTGACATGCAAAACCTATTCTGTAGACAATAGGGTCGCCATCTATTAGTAACTTCATCACTAAAAAGGAATATCCTCAGCAAACTCTGCATTTGCTACTGCCTTAGCTGTAACAGGCGTACTTGTTTCAGTTACTTTTCCGTTAACTCTTTTCTCATGCAAATATTTTACCAAACCAAACATAGCTTTAGTGGCTATATTGTTTTCGTCTTCCGCATCTCCAACTGCCATTTCAGTTGTTGCTGCAGCTGTTACCTCAGATTGATACTTAGTAGGTATAGCAGACATACTACTTATATTATCATAAGTTCTATCTCCAGACTTAGTATGAGTAACGACAACATTGACTGGCATACCTAATACACTATCCCAATCTGCTACTTCACCATCTCTAGCTGTAGGTACAAACATTTTGTAATACTTATATTCGTTACCTCGTTCATTCATAGTTTGGAATATGTTGAAAGGTTTAGACCATAAAATTCTTGGTAATGTACCACCATCTGATAAAGTCTGTTCCTGTCCTACTAATTCAATGCCTAAAGAAATCTGTTGAGCTGGTGGTTTTTCTTCACCAGCAAAGTTTCTTTCTTGTAGACCTAAATCAGCAACATAAACCAAACGCCCTTCGTGTTCACCTTCTGCAACATTAGTGTACTCTATAGTAGAAGTACTCTTTTCTGCTTGGGGTGATACTCTATTTATTGCCATAATTTAATCTCCGTTTGTTGTTAATACAAATTTAGTATAACACATTTAATGTATTTGTGAATAGTCTTTTCCAAAAGAAATATCACAATCTAACTCCCTGTTTAACTTGAGGTTTTTATTAACCTGTTGTATAGACTCTTTAAGTATTGCAGTTATCTGTTCTTTTTTAGAGTCTTGCAGTTCTAATATAAGTTCATCATGGAACTGAGCTGTTAATTGTTTTCTTTTATTAGTAACAAACAATAACCACATATCAAAACAATAAGTACCTGTGCCTTGATTCAAGGTAGAGAACTTATCTTTGTCTGCCTTGAGATAATAATATAATTGAGATACAGGATTCCAAAGCCACATCTGTTCATTAACTATTTTAACTTCACAATTCTTTGCTATCTCTTTTAATGACCAGTTTCTTTTCCAATATGCTTTGTGTATTTTAGTTGCCTCAACTTCACTAATACCTAACTGTCTTGATAAAGTAGTAACACCTGCTCCATAAGTACAGGCATAGTTACCACCTTTGTAGTTATGTCTGAGTTGTGATACTTCATCAGTCTTGTTACCGGATTTATATTCATCAACTTGTTCTTGTGTTACTGCACCTGCTGACAATGCTAAATCTAAGTGAGGGTCAAAACCATCTGTCGTCATAGCCTTAACATATTCTGGGTCATACTCCCACATATAATGTTGTTTAGTTCTGTCTTCTAAACTAGCCATATCAGAACCACATAATGTATGATTATCTTTTCTTACTGTAAACAATGCTCTTAATTCTTTACCGTATGGTTTTCTTTCAGAAGGTAAGTTAACACATACAGCATGTTTAAATCTTAGGGTGTTGGTAAAGCCTTGTATCCTTGCCTCAACAAAACCATTGTTATCAGTATTTTCTAATAGACCCTGTACTGCACCTATCCTATGTTTAACTACAGTCATAGTTTTTAAATGTTCTATCTCAGGATTATCCTTAATTAAAATATCTATAGATTTACACAAACTACCATCAGGTTTTTTAATCTGAGGTACACTTTTTCCTGCATCATTGTACGAATAAGTAGCAGGTTGCCAACCTAAAGATTCAAGCCAAGCTTTTATTTGCGGCACACTACTAGGGTTTGGTGGGGTTTGACCAACTACCACAGGTATTACTTTTTGACAATTAAAAGGTACATTATTTTCTTTTGTTAATTCATCCCATTTTTTACCAGTAGCAGATAAACTACCATCTTTCTTGTAGGGTTTAGCAGGGCGGGTACGCTTTGCTGTCTTAGGTACTTGTGGCATAACACTAGCTAAAGCATTTACTGCTACTTGATAGTTAGTTGTTAATTGTTTATGTAGTTTTTGTGCTTTATCTACATCAAGTTTCCACTGACTAGCCTCTTGCATAACGGCACAATTCATTTTGTGTTCTAAGTATCTAATTAATCTATTACTACTTTTACCCTCATAAAGTTTTTCTAACATAGCACTTTGCTTTTCCCACAGTAAAATATTTATCTTTACATCTTCCTCACATCTATGCACATAAGTTTCTAGGGGTAGGTTCTCCCAATCTTCCACAAGGGGTTTAGGTACACCTAATCTTTCTCCCCAAAAAGCTAATCCATGTTTACCATTAACACCTTCAGGGGTGAGATACCAACTAAGGGCAGTTGTATCTACAATGTGGGCTTGTAATTTAATATCAAGTATTCTTTCTATAACAGGTTTATCATAACGAATAAAGTTATGTCCTATCAATCTGTCTTCACTAGTTAAAGTATAAAAGAACTCTGTCATTTCTGGGTAGTTAGTTAGTGTGTATAATTCTTTTGTGTCCATATTGTAAAGGCTTACACAATGTATCAAGCTTGGTTTTAAACCATCTGTTTCTATATCACATACATAATCTGTCATCTTGCTTTACCCCACCTGTCCGGTTCTAAATAAGTTACTGTTTCTTCATCAAAGTATACATCACAACTATAACTTTGACCATAATCTCTATCAAATAACATTTGAAATCTAGAAATATTTTTTCTGTCTGGTGGACATTCTTCCGTCCTATCCCTTGAGATACTATGTCCATAGTGAAACCACTTCTCCATTGCTCGGCTTCCAGTAAACTCTGAGGATAAAACCCTAGCACCTTGTTCATGGCTCTTACTACCTTTAGGTTTAGGGTTAACATGAGAATAACAGAATATAGTAATAGGGTAATTCTGTACTAGGTCTGCCATATCAGTACATATTTCATTAAGTTTATCGTTAGCAGTACTTGCGTCAAAGCGACTGACCAATGCAGTTAATGGGTCTATAAAAAATATATTAATACCATCTAGTAAATGCATTTCTTCTATCGCTACTTTAATATCTTCCCAATCCCTACTTCCTGACCTATCGTAAAATCTAACCTTACAGTCTAAGGATTCTAAAGTATCTCTTAGTAATTCATCTGGGTATTCTTTATCAGGTCTAGTAAAATCTATCCTTGCTTGTTTACTTGCTAACTTCTTAGCAGTTCTTACGGGTGAGTTTTCTAAATCAAACATACCCACCTTGACTTGTTCATTATAAATTAAATGATGTACTAATTGATGTTGGTGGTCGGTCTTCCCGATTTTCGGGGCAGCACCTACCACATGAATTGTATGAGGGCGTATACCAAAACAAGCTTTAGTTACTGTCTCCCATGCAAAGCTTAATCCCATTTGAGGTTTTTCCATAGCCTTGTCTATAAAGTCATGAACATCTACCACCTCACCCTGTCTTAAAACTTGGGAGTTCCAAACAGCGGATTGATATAATTCTTTTCCTTTACCTTTAATTAGCATATCATTAGCATCTTTCTCTGAAAGCATAGCTACTTTTGCTAACGGAAATATTTTAAGTGCATCTTTAGTAGCTTTCTTACCGGCATTATCATTATCAAAACATAAGATAACTTCTTCGTACTTACTAATAAAATCCCTGTTATGTAGTAAGTCCTTACTAACGCTTGTCGCCCCACGAGTAAGAGATACTACTGCGGGTTTATACTGTGCATACTTAGGCGGGGTGTTGTCTAATATAACTTGATGTAAAGTCATAGCATCTAGTCTACCCTCAGTTATAAATAGTTTACGGGAGAGGGGTGCTTTACTCTGACCCCATAAATCAAACTCCCCTTTACGATTACCTACTGCCTTAAAGTTTTTATTAATACAATCCCTAACTTCATAGCCTATTAGCTCACCGTTGTTATGGTCAGGGTAGTAGTGTTCTGTGATACTCTTGCCGTCTGATTCTGATAGTGCTAGTTTAACACCATAATATTCTACCGTATCTTTACGAATAAGACGGTCTGGAATATCTAAAGATTTTAAATTAGATATGTCTGGTATAGTCATAACTGTTGATTCCTCTTGTTTATATTTAATTTTAACTGTATCTTTGAGGGGGTCGTAGGTATCACAAGCATAACAGTAAGCATCTTGTGTACCGTCTTCCTGTAAAAATATCTGTTTAGCATCACCACTCCCACAATCCTTACAAGATATTTTATGTAGTGGTTTACCCTTGCTTTTTGTTTTCACTCTCTAACTTTTCCTCTAACTTTTCAATAAACCATTCTTTAGAATTTTCTTTTATTAATTGTATTGCATCTATCAAACACCAATTTAATTTATAGTCTTTAATTAGTTCTTCGGTTATTTGAATATCTGAATCAATAACTTTTTGTAACTCTTTTGCATCACTCATTATCTTCACTCCTAATAATTATTTTATCTCTAGCTATATCTTCTAAAACATTATTAATATCTATCAAAGTATTATCAGAATCAATACAATCTATTAATTCTGCAACGGACATTTCATGTTCTAGTTCTTTGACTTCATCTCTAAGTATACTGCTGTGTATAATCGTCATGGTTTCTCTTGTGGTTTAATGTAATGTTGGAATTATCTTAACGATAAAGCATTCTGACTGTCAAGTTATTTATTTTATAAACGGGTATTTACTTTTAACGAAAAGTATGATACACTCTCTGGGTGTTTTAGGGTAATCTTTATTAACTTTAATATTGACTTACAGCAATGATGAAAAAATACAATTATTATCCTAAACACATTTTAATATTAATACAAATATAGGAGTATATCATATGACTGATAAAGATAAAAGATTATCAGATGTAGATACAAACTTAATGCAGAGTAATGGAATTAATGTTGTCATTAATCCAAAACATAACAGGAAAACTGTTAATAAATCAGTACCTGCTATTGAGCCTGAAAGACTATTCGTTATTTTCTTAGCTTTTGTTTGTTTATCTATCCCTCTTTGGTTAGTTTTATAATGACCGTTGAGGCTATATTAATCATGGGTTGTTGGATTACATTAGGGTTTATATACCTTGTTGCTAGTCCAGCACTTACCCTATTTGAAGATTTATTATATAAAAGAAATGAATTAAAATCTGAAATGATTGTAATAAGAATTTTTTATATATTATTATCGGCATTTATTTTATTGTACATTACTAAAGCTATTACATTAAATGCCTAACAGGATTAAAAATGAGATGCATTATCTGCAACAATCTCTTAACTGATGAAGAATCAGTAAAGAAATACCCAGCAGCACACCCACTATTTAACAATTATATTGATACTTGTAATGAATGTCTTGATGTTATTAGAGATACTCAAGAAGAAATGTTAAAGGATAAGGATAAAAAAAGAGGGGCTATTAAACCCCTCAAAGTTTAGCAAGTATTACTAGTGTAATCTTTTCTTAATTTCTTCTTCATATTCTGATACTACCTCGCCCCATGTATCATTGTCAATATCTAGATAATATTCATTTGTAATACTGTACTCACCCTTATCATACTTCTTCTTCGCATCTTGCTCTGAATCCGCAATAACTTCCACCTCTTTAATAAATACCTCGTAGCTTTGCATTACATATTTTTTAGCCATATCAACTCCTTATTTGCGATTTAAGGGGTATAAAATAATTTTTGTATACCACTATACCCCTTTAGTTTTAAATGTCTACACCCTCTATTTCGCCTCATGTGGTTTATGTTTATCATACACTTCATTAATTTCTTTTTGCATTTCTTCAGGCATACTATCCCACCAAGACATAATACAATCTTCAATATCTTCATAAAAATCTTGTTTCTCTAGTATTGTTTTAAGTTTCTCTAGTATTGTTTTAAATTTCATTTTACCCCCTATTGATTAATTAAAAGTAGTACCCCAAAAGCTATGAAAGCTATGGGGATAAAAATTAATATTGCTAGTTTTATAAATAGTATTGGATTCATTTCTCACCTCTCTTTCTATTAATTTATTAAAATTGACCAAAATAATATATCTTCCCATTCATATGTTTTACCCATTCACAATCATCTGTATATGAGTACCTATGTCCAGTCATTATTTCGTTTTCTATCTCGAACCAATCTCCTTTGCTGTCTGCCTTAACCCATTTATCCCATTCTTTATCTAATATTCTATCAAGTTTTTTAAATTCTCTTACTATTGCTGGGTCTTCTTTCTTTAAGTATTTTGCGTAAACTTTATCAATTTCATTTTGTATTTTTTCTGGAATATCGTACCAATGTAAATTAATACAGTTTTCTAAATCTTTTATAAAATCTTTATCTGTCATTCTTCACCTCTCATTTGGTTGTTTCTTTCTTCCATAGTTTTAAACCATTGACAATCAATTATCTCACCATTTTCAATATAATTAATGCCATAAATGTACCCATTATTATTATCACTTGGTTTATGGTCGTGCCAATATGTTTTTTCTTTACTTATTTTATTTCCTGTAAGTTGATACCATTCATCATTATCCATTATTCACCTCTCTTTTTAATTGGATAAAATTCACCACCTTTGACAAAATTGTGAAGTGATGTTATTAAATCATCATAGTATTTATCATCAAAATCTAACTGTTCAATGACATATTTATAGCCGTCTTTATCAAATGTGTTATACCACCCCTCATAAGAATCAACCAAAAATTTTATTTCTTTTATTTTTATAGGTAAATATTCGTATTCTTCACTCATCATTCCACCTTTCATCTTCTGCTATATAATAATCTGTTGACTTGCATTGAGGACATACACATTCCCCTTGATAATTCCAATAGAAATTGGCTATAAAATCACAAGATTCACATTTATTTAACACATCTGTACATACTTCACTCATCATTCACCTCTTGTTGTTTTAAAATTTTAAGTTCTTGCCTTGCCTGATTTACTTCTTCCTTACTAGTCCCAATATGAAAGAATGCCATATAAGGGTTGTCCGGATTAAATCTATTCAACCACCTTTCTAGCTGTTTTATTCTTCTTTGTCTTCTGTTATCCATTGTTCCACCCTCACTGATTCTCTATGTCCAGTATTTAAATTAATAAATATATCGTGCCATTCATTATCAAGCTTATATCTCTTAGTGAACATATACCTATAATCTGCGGGATTTTTCATTTGTCCCTGATTTATAGCATTATTTATAGCCTCTGCCTCGTTTCTTACTTTAATGCTTTCTCTTAATTTTAACATTTTTAATTTCTCCGTTAGTAGGTTATTAATAAAAATACATAAATTGCAGCTAGAATTAATATAAATAATATTGTGCTATATATTATTTCCGCTAGTGTCATATATTCTTCATTCTGATTGTGTTTATCTTCTATCATAATTTTAATCTCCATTAGTACATATCATTAAATAAATAACATATTAGTATTACAAATAATGTAAAAGCTATAAAACTTAATAACATTATTACCCCGTAAGTAATTGTAAAAGTAATCATTTTTTATTTATCCCCCTGTGCTTGTTCTAGCCATTCATGACCGATACACAATAAATGCTCATATATGTTCATACTAATTATTTTATAAGCATCTTCACAACCACTAGTTAAACCACTTTCAGAAGGGTAACCTAGCCATAAATCATCAGACGCTAACTGAAGGAGTTCATAATTATAAACTGGAACATAACTATCTGCTCTTTCATGAATAGAATCTTCAGGATAAGTACACTCTAAAATTTCGTTTTTACAATCTTCAAGCCCTTCTAAAAAGTCTTTTTTTAGTTGGTACATTGTTAATCTTTTTTCTTTATTCATTGTTATTTATCCTCTTAGTTAATTAATGTTACATTTATATTTTATATATCTTATTTAATTAATCCAATCAAAGTTTTTTATAACCCTTATAAATTATATATATTCATAGTTTTTAATATCTTTAATTGATTCCAGCGACAATATATTACATAAGTTTTCTATATCTATATCGGCAATAATTTCTATAATATCTATATGAATATATATCCAATTATGCAACATATATAAAATATGTTTATTCTTAATATTAATATAACCTTGATATTTAAATATTGTTTTATCTTTTAATATTCTTCTCATTTTTATTTCTCCTGTTTAAATGGGGCTATTTCTAGCCCCGTTAATGTTAATTTATTTTATTAAACCACCCTCAATTAATATTGCATTACCGCAAACAGTTATGCCAAATCTATCTAGCATATCTCTATTAATTGGCAATTCATTAATTATCCCTTCTTCATTCACAATAACATCATAAGATTTGCCATCAATCTCTACATTTTTTGGGTGTCTTTCAATATACCCACCAACTATTGACTGCATTTCTTTAAGATTTAATTGTTTATCATTTTCTCTTATTACTGTTATCATTTTTATTTATCCTCTATTTAAGTTTTTGTTCTGTTTCGTTCTTTTGAACTCGTCAGCTAGAGTACACACTCTAGGACAGTTAGGGGCATTTCTGCCCCTGTTTTTATTTATCCTCTTAACTTATTAATCAAAATTTCTTTTATAGATTTTAATAATCCAATTCTATCTTCTTGTTTTGTAATCTTTGATTGTAATATTATTTTCCCTTGTTCATTAACAATATGTAGGCAAGGCGGGTATTTCTGCAAAAGATTAGCTTTCATTTCATTTAAAATATTTGTATTAAGGTTAATAAGGTCTTGTGTTTTCTTTAAATATTTCTTGTCCATTTTCTTACTCCTCTTTTATTTTTTCAATTGTTATATTTTTATATCCACTATCTTTCAAATCTTGTACTTCGTCTTTTATTTCTTGCATATCATAAGAACCGAATAAATGCTTGTGCAAATTGCCGTCTACATATGCGTGTATTGTGTACCATATCATTGTCTTATATCCTCTTTATTAATTTAACTTACAAATGCATATTAAACAGTTAGCAATATAAATACCAATGAAATGTTTTTATCGTGGTCATAAGTAAAATTTATAGGTGTTTAATAAGATTAAACTAGGGGCAAGTTCTGGAATATAGGTGGGTAGTTTGTTAATACAAACAGTATATTGTGAGGTTGTTTCGGGGTGTGTAGGGTACTCCCCCCAATGCACACCCCTTAGAAATTTTGAGGGGAATTTCCCGCGTAAATATGAATGCGAACCCTTGCGCGATAGGGCGGGGGCGGGGCATGTGCGACTCTAATATATATAGTACCACCCCAGATACAAAAAAGAGGGAATATTTGGACTCCCCACCCGTTGTTTATTAACGAAAATAACGAAAGGAAACGAATAGGGTATACCCCAGTAAATTACTAGGGTTTAGGGGTTAGGGGCTGGTTAAAAAAATTGCAGAAAAAGGACAGCCAGACACGAAGTGTAAGGTGTAAGAACACACCCCTAGAATATTACTACGGTTATATCCATCTAGATATAATCTATTGACATTTGCTTAAAAATATGATATAATACCTTATATTATAAACAAGGTATAAATTATTATTAGTAATTATATACCCCTTGTGTATTATTATTATTTATCGTTGCTGTTTGTTTTATAATTAAGGGCAGAACTATGCATAAAAATTTAACTGATGTTATCAAAAAAGATAATACAGATAATGACAATATAAAACAACCCAAGCACTATATCCACAATGGAATAGAACCGATTGATTACATTATGACCAATGGGCTAGACTTTTGTGAAGGTAATGTGGTTAAGTACATCAGTAGGTGGAAACACAAGAATGGTGTGGAAGATTTAAAAAAAGCTAGGCAATACTTAGATTTCTTAATAGATAAACAACTGGAGAGTTAGAATGGCTGTAGTACAAGGATATAAATTTACTGTCCCTAAAGATAAAATGAAAGAAATGACTAATGTCCTTGAAGGAGACAGAATAAAAAAAGTTATTCTTGGTTTACAAAAAGGGGAGTCAGATGCTAAATTAAAAAAATATTTAGGAGATGAATTTCCAAAAGGCACATTAGATATGATAAAAAGAGAATTAGGTTTAAAATGATTAATTTAATAGCTCCAATCGTAAGTTTAGGTAAAACATGGCTAGAGGGTAAGCAAGAGCTTAGTAAAGCAAAACAAGAGGCACGACTAGTTACCACAAAGGCTCAAGCCGAAATATCACGCAAAGTTGCCGCTGGTGAACTAGAGTGGAATCAGACTATGGCTCAAGCTAGTAATAACTCTTGGAAGGATGAATGGTTAACAATCCTTGTTAGCATTCCCTTAATTCTAGCTTTTACAGGTCACGAAGACATTGTTACTCGTGGCTTTGCTGCCCTAGAGTCCATGCCTGATTTCTATAAAACTGCAGTAGGTGTTGTATTCGCTGCATCCTTCGGTATTCAACAAATGACTAAGATGTTTAAAAAATAACTAATTATGAGGTAGCTCCTAATGACGGATAAAGCTATGGTAAAGAAAAAAGGTAGACCTAAAAAAGATTTAATAAAATCTAAAAAGAAAGGTAATAGAGGTGCAGTAGGTAGACCCAAAGGGGATGCAGATGCAATTAGAGAATACAAAGCTAGACTGTTAGCCTCCCCTAAATCTCGTAAAGTTATTGATAGCATAATGAATGCAGCATTGGATGATAACCACAAATCACAATCAGCTGCTTGGAAGTTACTAATAGACCGTATTATGCCTTTATCGTACTTTGACAAAGATAAAAACATGGGTGGTAAAGCTGCAGTAAACATTACTATTACCGGTGTAGGTGGTGAAACAACTATCATTGGTAACGGTGAAGAACCCAC